CGCGCATCGAAACTATTAGCGCTATGGCTGCATCTTTAATCTTAGATGGTAACTATATAGCTGTACTAGGTGAACGCGGCGCTAACGGCTTACCTGATTTCTTTTACCCTGTTGCTATCGATCGCGTAAATCTTACTCGCGTAGATGGTCGCATAGTTTATAGAATTGAAAACCAAGTCTACGAGGCAGACGATATATTACATATTAAAAACTTTACGTTACCTGGAGAATTTTTTGGACGAGGAATAGTAGAGACACAAAAACAGGCGATAGGTAAAGAGATAGCTATTAATGAATACGCATCGCGTTACTTTGATGGTGGCGTAAATCCTACAGCTGTAATTAAATCTGGTAATCCTGATTTAACACAGGAGGAGGCAGACGCTCTCAAAACAGCGTGGCTATCTATGTATAGCGGACGTAATCGCCAGCCTGCCGTACTAAATTCGACTACAGATTTTGAGATACTTTCATCTAACGCGCAAGAGTCACAATTAATAGAGGCGCAGATACAGGGACTTACAGAGGCTGCTAATATTCTGGGCTTACCTGCATATTATTTAGGTGCGCCTAACAGCTCTCGTACTTACGCTAACGTCGAGCAAGAAAATCTACAGTTAGTACGCTGGTCGATACAGCCGATCGCAGAGAGAATAGAGCAGGCGTTATCAGAATTATTAGTACGAGGTCAGACAGCTAAATTTAATTACGACACGCTATTACGTACAGATACGCTATCGCGTTATCAAGCTCACGCAGTAGGTCTTACTAACGGCTTCTTAACTGTAGACGAGGTGAGAGATATGGAAAATAGAGACCCTATCCAGGGTATAGATGATGAGCCTATAGACACTATCGAGGCTCCAGAATATGACGAGGAGGATGAATTAGACGTATGAGTACTAATGAAATCCGCAGCTATGCACTAGACCTAGAAATCCGCGAGGATGAAAATGGAGGCCGTACTATTTATGGTATCGCTGTCCCTTATGACAAAGAGCAACGCGTAAGCGGTGATACTACTGAGGTATTTAGACGAGGCGCTTTCGCTGACGTTATTAAGGCAGCCCATCGAGTGAAGCTATTAAGGAACCACGATTCTAAAAATCCAATAGGACGAGCTACGTTACTACGAGAGACAGATCAGGGACTTTACGCAGAATTTAAGGTAAGCCGCACACGTGAGGGAGACGATGCGTTAGAGCTAGTAAAAGATGGCGCACTAGACCAGCTCTCAATAGGTTTTATGCCCATTAAAAACCGTAAGCGTACAGATGGCGTTATCGAAAGATTAAAGGCTCATCTAGCAGAGGTATCTCTAGTTACTTTTGGCGCTTATGGAGATCTAGCAACCGTTAACGGCGTGCGATCACAGGAGCCACTAGGTACACCTCGACTCGATGCAGCTAAGGCGATTTTAGATGCCATACAGCATCGTAAATAACCATCCTGAGTGTGATGGCTACGCAGTCGTAAAAGACTCTAATAATGAGCTTATAGGCTGTCATAGGACAGAGGCTCAGGCGCAGGATCAATTAACAGCGGTAAATATCGCTGAGTATGGCGAAAGAGCTTTACCTGATAATTACAGACCTGCAGATAGTCCAGACGTCCCAGAGGGTCGTAACTGCGGTAACTGCGGTTTTAATGTCGAGGGATACTGCATTAAATGGGATGATGAGATAGCAGCTAATTATTACTGTAATGCCTGGGAGCCAATGGCTCAACGCCAGGAAAGCTATAAACCTACTGAGGCTATGAGAGCTGAGGCGCAGCGAGGCTTAGACTGGCGTAAAGAATATGGGCGCGGTGGTACAGCTGTAGGAATAGCTAGAGCGCGAGATATTGCAGGCGGTAAATCTTTACCTTTAGAGACTGTCTTACGGATGCGGTCTTTTTTTGCACGTCACGAAGTAGATAAAAAAGGTAAAGGCTTTAGTCCAGGAGAGGATGGCTACCCTAGTAATGGTCGTATCGCCTGGGCTCTATGGGGTGGAGATCCTGGTAAATCGTGGGCAGATAACATAGCTAAGAAAAACGAAAATAGGACAGACAGAGCCTTAGCAATACTAAAACTATTACGCAAAATATAGTAAGATATTCATAGAGTAAGACACCTCGATTTAACAGGTGCGACACCTCGCATAGTGCGACACCTCGCCACGTTACAGATCGACACCTCTACGACAAATAATTAACTTTTATTCTAGGAGAGTAAAACGTGGGAAATAACTTTTTAGATGGTCTACGCGAAAAGCGCGAGACTAAGACCTCTATGATCCAGACGATCGTAGACCGCGCCGCAGATGAAACTCGCGACGTGACAGAGGTAGAGCTAGCTAATATCGAAGCTCTAAACCTCGAAGTAAAGAAGCTTGACGAAAGAATCGAGCAGATTTCAGATATGGAACTACGCAACGCTAAGGCTGCAGATCTAGCCGCTAAGGTAGATAGCACAAAGCCAGCTAGCGAAAAGCGCGAAGCTATTAAAGTAGTTAGCGAACCTACTACATATTCACAGCGCAGCGAATACAGCTTTTTAGCTGATGCTGTTAAGGCTCATTTCAACACTGACGTAGATGCAGCGGATCGTATCCGTCGCCACCAGCAAGAAATGAACGTAGAGTACCGCGCAGCTGGAACGTCAAATTTTGGCGGTTTAGTAGTACCACAGTATCTAGTAGATCTATATGCACCTAAGCTACGCGCTGGTCGTCCGTTCGCAGATGCGTCACGTCGTCATACTTTGCCACCGCAGGGTATGTCAGTAGTGCTATCTCTTATTGGAACTGGTACAGGCGTCGCGGCTCAAACTTCACAAAACACAGCAGCGGTATCTACAGATCCGCAAGACAGTACACTTACAATTAACGTAAATACTGTTGCTGGACAAAACAGCGTATCCAAGCAAGCTCTACTACGTGGATATAACCTAGAGTCAATTATTCTGAGTGACTTGATGCGTGCATATAACACAGAGCTAGATAACTTGATCCTAAATGGAACAGGATCTAATGGACAACCTCTAGGCATCCAAAATATGACTACAGGAATCCTAGTTACTTACACTGCTACCACCGGTACAGTCGCAGGTCTATATCCAAAACTTGCAGACGCTATTCAACAGATTCAGAGCAACGTATACGCATCGCCTAATGCGATTCTGATGCATCCTCGTCGTCTAGGCTTCTTGCTTTCAGGCCTAGATAGCCAGAATCGTCCGCTAGTCGTACCGACTGCGTATAATCCTGTAAATGCCATTGGAACAGGTGAGGGATACCCTAACTACGGTAATAATTCAGGTTACTCAATTCTCGGTCTACCAGTTATCACAGACGCAAATATCACTACTGCAGCTGGAACTGGTACAAACCAAGACACTATCCACATCGTCGACCTTAACGAGTCTCACCTATTCGAAGAGACTGGTAGTCCGACATACGTTACGTTCGAGGAACCAAATGGAAAGGTCGCGCTAAATATCGTTATGTACGGTATGTTCGCATATACCTCTCTACGTTATCCTAAAGCGTTCGCACAAATTAACGGAACTGGATTACAGGCACCTAGCTTCTAATGCTAAGAAAACCATCTGGGGGGCTACGGCCTCCCAGTGGTTATAACCATCCAGGATCTAAGGGGCGTGCTATGAGTGATATTAGAAAACACTTTAGTAATGACCTATTCTCGAAAATACCTGTCCCTATTGACGATGAGGCTCCTGGATGGCTATAACTAACGGTTACACCACGCTTAACGCGATGAAAACTTTTTTAAGTATTGTAGATAGCTCAGACGATACATTATTAGAGGGACTTATTGAGTCTGCCTCTCGCAGTATTGATCGCATAGCTAATAGACGTTTTTATTTAGATAGCACTGCCTCGGCGCGTAAATATCGCGCTTATAGTGAGCTATTTACTTACGTCGATGATATTGGAACGTCTAGCAGTCTCGTAGTTAAGATAGACGATGATGGAGATGGCGTCTTTGAGACCACGCTAACGGTGGATACAGATTTCTTACTAGATCCACTTACGGCCTCATCTTTAGGTAGACCTTTTACTCAGCTGACAATGGTTAACACTACTTATGTCTGGCCTATATTCCCTGGACTCTTTAGTAATGGTCTGCGTCCAGGTGTTGAGGTTACTGCTAGATGGGGATGGCCTAGCGTCCCAGATGACATAGAGACAGCCTGTCAGATACTTACAGCTGACTTATATAAGCGTAAAGACTCTCCAGGCGGCATCTTAGGTCTAGGAGATTTAGGAGCTGTACGTATGAGTGCTCTAGGTCGAGACGTTACTGCGATGGTAAGAGCCTATAAAAAAGAGGTCGTAGCTTAATGGTTCCATCGACAGTACGCGCTAATCTTAAAACGCGACTAGCAACTATTACAGGCTTAAAGACTTACGATTATATTCCAGACTCTGTTAACGTCCCAGGTGCAGTAGTAGGTCAGTTAGATCTCAATTTTGACGCCACCTTTAATCGTGGTTTTGATAACGCTACCTGTACAATACTTTTAATTGTAGGACGTATGAGCGAGTCAGCTGGACAGACAAAGCTAGACGGTTATCTAGCGTCAACAGGTTCTACCTCGGTAAAAGCCGCGATCGAGGCAGATGCAACACTTAGCGGCGCTGTCCAAACCCTGCGAGTAACATCCGCTACCGCTGGATCTGTACAGGTGGCTAGTATCGATTACCTTGCGTATCGGTATAATGTCGAATTGATCGGCTAAATAAAAGGAGAAATAAATGGCGATCTTTATGGGTAATAAAGTAGCTGTAGTCGCAGGCACTACAACTATTACCACTTTCGTTAGCGCGGTCAGCCTGTCGCGAGAAATTGATGCCGTAGAAATTACCGCTATGACTGACTCAGTACAAAACCTAATCGGTGGTATCGAACGTCCTAGCGTTACTTTAGAGGTGTTTAACGATTTTGCTGCATCTAGCGTTAACTCAATTTTTGAGGATGCACTAGGTACAAAATTAGCTATTCAGCTGATCCCAGTATCAGGCACAGTAACAGCGACTAACCCTCGCTACTCTATGTCTGTTTTGGTTGCTCAGTGGCAGCCAATTAACGGAACTATCGATAGTCCAATGACTGCATCGATTACGCTTCCAGTAACTGCTCTTACAAAAGCTACATCTTAATTAACTAGGATAGGGGACATAAATGGCTACGCAATTAATTAAAGTAACTAAAAAAGACGGTAAAGAGGTAAATTACGAGCTTACGCCAGCGGCTAAGGTGGCTTTCGAGAGTCACTTTAAGACTGGATGGCGTAAGCGACTAATTGAGGATCAGCGTGAAAGTGATCTATGGTGGTTCGCGCATTATCTGATAACCGCTAAAGGTGAGACCACAGCTGCTCTAGATGACGATTTCTTAAATCAATATAAAGACGTAGATTTCGTCATTGACTCAAAAAATGGATAGACCGACGCGGCGACATATGGGAGGTCGCAGCTGTGTCGGTAGCGACGAGTATCTCACCTAATGAGCTACTAAAATGCGACCCTGCTATATATGCAGCTATAAAGTTTATACTGCAGGAGCAGGCTCAGGCGCGTAATAAACCGCGTTCGATGAAAGGGAGGCGCTAGTGGCTAGAGCTAGTGAGTCCATACTAATCGCTGACTTTGATAAATTAGTAAAAGAGCTAAAGGCTATTAATCCTCAATTAAGAAAAGACTTTAATAAGGGTCTTAATGAAGCTGTAAAACCTATGCAGCAATTAGCTAAAACCTTCGTACCTGGCTCTATTCAGTATCAAGATAGAGACGTATTCGCTCAACAGCCGCCAGACTACTCATCCCCTGCCTGGATAAATGACAAAGTACATAGATCTAGGGATCCTCTACGCTGGACGTGGCAACCTGCAATAGTAGCTAGAGGTATAAAGATTAGACGCACTACTATTAATAAGACGCCTTTTGGATATAACAAAGTAGCAGTCGCAGCTCTAGCTTTAGTTAACAGCACGCCAGGAGGCGCTATTTACGAGCTAGCAGGATCTGGTAAAGAGACCTCGCAGGCTAAGACAAAAAGCGTATCGCGTAACTATAAGGCTCAGGATGATTTTAGGATTTTCTTTCCAAAAGTAGCAGGCGCTCCAAAACGCCTTATTTATAAGGCTGAGGCTATATTAGGCGATAAGGTTAGAAATGAAATTACTAAGGTAATAGACCAGCGCTTATATAAGTTTATAAGAGGTGTTAAATAATGGTTATGGGTCGTAAAGAGGTAGCAGTCGATTTTATTACGCGACTAAAAGATAAAGGCTTTAAGGATTTAGATAAGGCTACAAAGAAATCGCAAGCACTATTAACAAAATTTGGAAAGGGACTAGGCCTTACTTTTGGCGCTGTAGGTATTGGCGCTTTCGTAAAAAAGTCTGTAAATCAATTCGCAACCTTAGAGAAATCTACTAAGCGCCTAGAGTCTGAATTAACTAATTTAGGTCTAGCTTTCGCTACTTCTCTGGCTAGTGATTTTACTCGCGCTTTATCTCTGTCGTCAGGTGTCTCTCAAAATGAGCTAAATCCAGCTCTACAAAAATTAATCCAGACTACATACACGCTTACAGACGCCCAGAAATTATTAAGTCTATCTACTGAAATTAGTAGAAAAAAAGGATTAGAGTTAACTGACGTCAGTAATGCCCTTTCACGCGCTTTTGTCGGTGATTATAAAGCTTTAGTAAAGCTGCGTATAGGTTATGAGACGGCTGAGCTAAAAGGTAAAGATTTCGCTGACGTACTAAAAGAGCTAGAGGCTGATTTCTCGTCTAAACAAGTAGACACTTTCGCAGACAAAATAAATAAACTAAAAGTAGCTTTCGAGCAGACTCAGGTAGCAGTAGGTAAAGGATTTGTCGAGGGCTTGGAGGCATCTGGGCTTAGTATTGAGGAAACTCAAGAAAAGATGATAGCTCTGGGAGAGGCTTTTGGAACAGCTCTAGGTAAAGCTGTAGGTCTAATAGATAGGGTGTCAAGTAAATTTAATGAGCTAGCAAATAGCAGGCCTGTCCTAGCGCTATTTGATTTATTAGATCGTCTAGCAGGAATAGATTACGGCGATGCAGGTAGAGCCGCAGATGCTAAGCTCAAAGCTGATTTAGCCGCAGGTGCTTTACAAAGAAAAGCATTACAGGATCAAGCTAAATTAACGCAATTAGCTAAAGAAGAGGCAGGTCTAGCTAAACAAAGAGCCGCGGAGATAGCTAGATTAAAGCGCGAGGAATTAAAAAGAGCTGCAGAAAAGAAGCGTAGCGCAGAGGTAGAAAGATTACGTAATGCTATCTCCTTTAAGTTCGATATAGATGCAATTAATCTACAGGCCGCCTTACGTCGTCAAATATCACAGACTGACAGAGATCGCGTATTACAATTATCAGCGCTAAAGATTTCAGATTACCAGGCAGACGAGGACGCTATAAAGACTCTGCAGGCTGCTACTCAGGGACGCTATGACGATGCTATGAATTTAGAAAAAACTTTACAATTATTAAAACTTGCTGGATTCGCCACAGATAAGGCAGCCATCGAAGCTCTTGAAGCTTTAGATCCTAAATTAAAATTTAGCGATAATTTAGACGACGTAATAAATAAATTGAAAAAGATTATAGAGGGTAAATATACTATTTTAATAGATGCCCAACTTTCAGGAGCTACACCTACTACTACTCCTTCTCTTACGCCTAGCGTAAAACCTGGGCCATATCCAGCTAGTCCAAGTATAGGTCAAGGCCCTGGGGTACCTTATTTACAAAATGTGCCTCCAGAGGTACAGGATCAGCTAGTCCAATTAGGTATTAATGCTAAAACTTTATTTGAGCTACAGATAGGCGCAGAGGGTGATTATGTAAATTTACCTAATTATGGACGTCCTACGAGTTCGCCAGTAATGGTTAATGTAAATGTATCTGGATCAGTAATTGCTCAAAACGATTTAGTAGCAGCTGTCACCGATGCCGTATATGCGACACAGCGTACAGGTAATAGCCTACTTTTACTTGAATAATGGCTACTGGCGCAGTATTTACGTGCACTATTGACTTTAGCAACGGTGCTAACTTTGACCCTAGCTTAGTACTTGATGATCCATCTACACCGCTAGACCAGTCTGTCTTAGGTACTAGCGCATCTGAAATCGTAGACGTAAGCCAATACGTGCTACGAGCTAGTATAAGACGAGCTTATAACCGTACCTCTGATACTTTTACCGCTGGTAATGCTGCACTACGTTTAATTGATGAGACAGGTTTATTTAATCCTGCCAATACGAGTAGCGCTCTATACGGAAAAATTTTACCTATGCGTAAGATACGTTTTATAGGTACGTTTGCAGGCACTGAGTACGCCTTAGGATCTATGTATGTACAGTCCTGGAAATACACCTCACCTACAGGATTTGACCCTGCCTTTGTAGATCTAAACTGCGTAGATGGATTCCAGTTACTTAACCTGGCATCTATATCCACCGTTACAGGTGGAACGGCTGGACAGACGACAGCGCAGCGCATTACTAGCATCTTAGACGCTGCTGAGTGGCCTGGAGGTATGCGTGCTATATCTACGACCAGTACCACGACGGTACAGGCTGATACAGGTACTACCAGGACAGCCCTAGCAGCCTGTCAGACAGTCGAGGCTACAGATCTAGGATCCTTTTATATAAACCAGCAAGGCTACGCCACCTTTAAGTCTAGGCAGGACATAATTACAGCCTCTGGCGGTACGTCTACTGTCTTTAGCGATTCTGGTTTACCAGGCACTATTACATATCAAAAAGTAGCTTTTGATTTATCAGATTTTGGACTTATAAATAGCTGCACTGTTACACGCACTGGCGGTACACCTCAGACAGTAAATAACGTCGACAGCATAGATACATTTTTTAAGCATAGCCTTAACCGTACCTCTATAGCGCAGACTGATACAGATGCCTTAAATCAGGCGCTTATGATCGTAGCAAGTCGCCAGGAGGTAGGAGCAGACCTACGACTAGAGGCTATAACTTTAGATGCATATGATGGAGCAAGTCCAAGCCGCGTTACTGCAGCCTTAGAGCTAGACGTCTATGATCCAATTACTGTTATACAGGTACTGCAAGGTGGTAACGTAGAGAGCGATACCGTAATTACTGGCGTAGCTTATGACATTACACCTAATTCGTTTAACACTACTTTTACCACCGCGCAACCGTTCGCGAGTGGGTTCGTGCTAGACTCTCTAGTAGATGGCCTACTGGATGAGGACTCGCTCGCTTATTAAGGAGATATAAATGGCTGCAGGTTTAGGATTTAAGACCTTTAACACTGGTGAGGTATTGACCAGTGCAGACGTAAACGGCTATTTAATGCAAGGTATTTTAGTTTTTGCTACAGAGGCAGCGCGTAACAGCGCCATTACCTCACCTCAAGAAGGGCAGTTTGCATTCACTAAAGATACTAACACTACTTGGTATTACACAGGATCAGTGTGGGTAGTAAGCGGCGCGACAGGCGATATAGAGGGCATTACTACAGGTACAGACTCTGGACTTTCAGGAGGCGTTACTAGCGGCACAGCTGTACTTAGATTAAAATTAGAGTTTGATGCAGAAACAGGTACTACATATACATTAGTAGCAGGCAACCTAAACCAGCTAGTAACACTAAATAACGCAAGCCCAATTACTTTAACTGTACCGCCTAGCGTTTTTAGCGCGGGTGATGTAATAAACATAGCGCAGATAGGCGCAGGCCAAGTAACCCTAGCGCAAGGCGCAGGCGTAACTATTAACTCAACAGGTGCAACAGCTACAGCACCTAAACTACGAGCAACATACAGCGCAGCGAGTATTATCTGCACCGCTGCAAATACCTTTTTAGTCGTAGGAGATATAGCCTAATGAGTTTACTTGGGATTATTGCATCGCAAAATTATCCGCGCACAATAACAGTTGATTATTTAGTTGTTGCTGGCGGTGGTGGCGGTGGTTGTAACTATGGAGCTGGCGGCGGTGCTGGTGGTTTGCGTTGCACAGTTACAGCAACAGGCGGCGGTGGAACTTTAGAAAGTGCTTTCTCATTAATTCCCAATACAAATTACACAGTCACAGTTGGCGGTGGTGGGACAGGAGCGGCAGCAAATAGTCCTAAAGGCTCAAATGGTTCTAATTCAGTATTTAACACTATAACTTCCAGCGGTGGTGGCTCTGGTGGTGTTCCAGGTCAAGGCTCTAGTAATTCGGAAGGAAGTGCAGGCGGTTCTGGCGGTGGTGGGAATAGAGCTGCTGCTGGCACAGGAACAGCGAATCAAGGTAGAAACGGCGGTAGTGGTTTTGATGGTGCTCCTAATTACGGCACAGGTGGTGGTGGTGGCGCAAATGTTGCAGGAACAAATGGAACTTCAACAGTAGGTGGCGCTGGTGGCGCTGGTGTAGCAACTTCAATTACTGGTAGTTCAGTTACTTATGCTGGTGGTGGCGGTGGTGGAACTATTGGCGGTGGAACGTCTGGCGCTGGTGGTGCAGGTGGCGGTGGTGCTGCTGGAACTGCTGGTAGCAGCAATGCTGGTAATCCTGGTTCAACAAATACTGGTGGTGGTGGTGGTGGCGCATCACAGCAAACAACAGAGCTAGCAGGCGGCAACGGCGGTAGCGGTGTAGTTATTTTGCGTTATCCAGACAGCCGAACAATAACTATTGGTGCAGGTTTAACTGGAACAGAAAGCGCAGCAAGTGGTGGCTATAAGCGCGCAACGATAACTGCTGGCACAGGAAATGTGAGTTGGTCATAATGGCACATTACGCTTTTTTAGATGCAAACAATGTAGTAACTGAAGTTATCACAGGCATTGATGAAACAGAACTAATTGAAGATTTAGACACCGAAACTTGGTATGGCAATTTTAGAGGCCAAACCTGCAAACGCACTTCATATAATGGCAACATTCGCAAGCAATACGCTGGCATTAGTTATACCTATGATGCCATCAATGATGTATTTATTGCGCCACAGCCTTATCCATCTTGGTCGCTAGATAACAACTTTGATTGGCAACCACCAACACCTAGACCTGCAGGTACGGCTTGGTATTGGGATGAAGATAGCCTTAGTTGGATAGAACAATCTTTATAAATTATGGAAAAGAGCGCTAACGGATGGCCTGCGTCTGCAGATCCAGAGGCTATAGATATAGTTCGTAAGCGCGTCCCTGGGACAGATCTAAAGCTACGTCTAGCTAAACCTGTAGCGCCTTTACTAATTGGTTTTGCTGCAGAATTTCATAAGTTAGTCGAACCTATAGACGAGGGTAAAACCCTGGACGACTGGGGCTATTGCTATCGCAAGGTCAGAGGATCTAATACCGTAGTCTCTAATCACAGTAGCGGTACTGCTATAGATCTTAATGCTACACAGCATCCGCTAGCAGCTGTAGATACTTTTAATGACGAGCAAGTGAGGGTAATTAACCGTTTATGCCGTAAATATGGTCTAAGATGGGGCGGTAATTATCGTAACCGTAAAGATGAGATGCATTTTGAAATAGCTCTAAATGCAGTGCAAGTCGAAACCTTAATAAGAGGTTTAGAGATGGAGACCGATGAAGGCGAAACAGAAAAAACAGATCAAGACAGCGCAAGAGGTAGCGGCTTCCTGGGGTCGCGCCGCGCTTAGCGCAGCTTTAGCTTATTACCTAGCTACTGGCGACGTAACGATTAAAGGTTTAACTAGCGCTGCGGCAGCTGCCGTATTACCGCCTCTTATGCGGTATCTAAATCCTAAGGATTCGCTAGGACGTGGATAGTCTTTTAATTCAGCTAGGCGTTATAGCGGCTGCGACCATATCAGGGGTAGCCGCTATATTCGCTTCACGTGCAGAAAAGAATAGCCGCCCTGTCTCTAACGGTTTTGCTGAGGAAGTATTAGGCGATCTAAGAGAGCTTAGGCGTATGCTATTCACGCATCTCAAAGACCACGATCGAGAGGGACAAAATGCAAAAAAGTGTATTCATTGTGCCAACCAGGGGAAGGCCACAAAACGCAAAAAGGCTTCTTAAAGCCTGGGAAGATACTAAAGCTGTAGCAGATTTATATTTTGTCTGCGATATAGATGACTGGTCGCTACGCGATTATCAAGCGATAGACGACATAAACATAATAACAAATCACATAACCGCCGCTGGTATGGCTCAGCCTCTTAATATGGCTGCGATGCTTTTACTAGACGATACTAAGTACGATCGCTATAGCTATTTTGGTTTTCTAGGAGATGATCACGTACCGCGTACTGATTTCTGGGATTACCTTTTATCACTACTAATACCAGGTAATAAACAAGGAATAGCCTACGGTAATGACCTACTGCAAGGCGGTAATTTACCTACTGCCTGTTTAATGACTAGAGGCATAGTAGAAAATCTTAAAGGTATGTGTCAGCCTAAGGCTAAACACCTATACTTAGATAATTTCTGGAAAAAATTAGGCCAGGATATTAATGGCCTGTTTTATGCAGAAAACATAGTAATCGAGCATATGCATCCACTAGCCGCTAAGGGTGCTATGGATGATCATTACGCACGAGTTAATTCTGAGCAGTATTACAGCCACGATAGATTAATCTACGAGGACTTTATTAACAGCCAGTTTTATAAAGACTTAGTAATGGCTCTGTCGTGAAAATTTTAATAACTGGTAATAGAGGTTTTGTAGGTCGTCACTTTACATATGCTTTATTAGATCATAACGTCACATATGTCGACATAAAAGACGGTATCGATGCTAGAGATTTCTTTCGACGCGATGATACCTATTTCGATCTTTTAATCCATCTTGCGGCGGTCGTAGGAGGTAGGCAGACTATTGAGGGTAGTCCGCTATCTCTGGCGGTAGATTTATCAATAGATAGCGAGATGGCATCCTGGGCTATACGTACACAGCCTGGACATATTCTCTACTTTAGCTCTAGCGCTGCCTATCCTGTAGAGCTACAGACATTAGAGCTAAAAAGGATGCTTACAGAAAACGATATAAACCTTAGAGATATCCGTCTGCCAGACTATACCTATGGATGGGCTAAATTAACTGGAGAGATGCTCTGCGAGCATCTAAGACGTGATGGTCTAACCGTTACTGTACTTAGACCCTTTAGCGGTTATGGTGAGGATCAGAGCCTCGAATATCCATTTCCTAGCT